ACCGGAATCAACCAGTCGGCCGCGTCCACCGTGATCTCGGAATTATCCGCTAGCGGCACTTTCTGCGTTTCGCCCTGAATGGCCTGCGCAACCGTGATGGTGGTGCCGCCACGTGTTACCGTGACGGGCACCCCAGCGGCCTGCCGTGACATTTGCAGCCCGGCAGTTATGGCAGACTCAAGCAGGCTCATCAGGTCTCAAGCGGCTCCGTGTCGATGATTGCGTCGGTTGTGATCAGCGGCACACCAAACGAATCAGACGGGAACGGCGCGGGTGCACCGGTCTGATTGGTTGCCGTGCGGGACTGCTGCAACTGTTTCAGGCTGCGACGGCTGCACACCAACAAGGACGGCCCCATGCCTGCGGGAAACTGGCTCAACAGATCTGCAATCAGGTCGTCGGTCAGGCCCTTACCAGCATCGGCGGTCAGGTTTGCAATGCGGCCGACGCTGTACGCGCCGCCCATTTGCAGACCCAGCCAGACGCTCGCGGGTGTCCAGTAGGCCGGATAAAATCCGGTGGCACCTGAAACGCGCTGAATGGTCGTTTCGCCCAGTTCAATCTGCGGCTGCGTGACCATTGCAACATCATCAACGCCCAGGCGGATTGCGTACAGGCTTGACGCTGTATCGGCGGTTGTGCCGCCTGCGTCAATCACCATCGTATCGGCAAGCGCGTCCAGATACGTCGAATTCATGAACCCCGAAAATCCGTTGGCGTCACCATCGGATCCGGTGCCGTAAACGGTTTGCTGCTCGGCCTTGAACAGGATGCCTTGCAGGTGCCGTGCGCCTTCGCGGGCAATGACCTGCTCCGGCGTGGATTGGCTTTCGCCTTCGGTGGATGCGATGTCAACTGCAAAGCTAAAATCAGCGATCTTCAGGTTGACGGTCACCACGGTGTCCTCGCTGTGGTCGTTCTCGCGTCCGTCGTTTTCACTTCGGAAGCCAACCGCAGGTGCACCGGTGTACTTCCGATACTTGTGAACCGTGTTGCTGCCACTCGGATTGATCCGGGGCATGCGGGCAACCAGTGGAGACTGGTTCAAAACGTCGCTGGTGTTGGTTTGCTCGACGTCGAACGCGCCTGCCACCAAATCAGCGACTGTCAAATAATCGTTCGCCATTGGTCAAGACTCCTTCAATTGTGGTTGCCGTTGATTCGGATTCGATTTGCAAACCCACCGGCAAGGCTCTTGGCCTTTTCCGGTGCCTGTTCGCCGGTGTCGTCGCCGAATTCCTCCGGCTGATCCTCGCCCAACTGCACCGCGTCAATGCGTGCCTGCAATTCGGCGTTTTCTTTGTGTGCGGCTTCGAGTTGCTCGCGCAGTGCGCTCAACTGTTCTGCCTGGCAATCTTCAAACGATTTGCCAGCCGCAAACCACTCGCCACCGCTCGCACCGAATGCGGTGATGTACCGCTGAAGTTCGGCTGCAAACTGTTCGCGCGTAGCCTGCGGAGTTTCCGGCTGTGCCGGTGCTTCAACGGCTTCTGCCATTTCGCTGTTCTCCTCAACAAGGCTGAGATTGTGACGACTCAAGAAACGATGTAGCGCCGCTTTTACGCGGTCACCGTCAACGCTTAACGCAACAAGGTCGGGCTTGTCGTCTCTCAGCCCTAGTGCGTACTCGAAAAGCCCGTCCGCGTCCTGCGCGATCTGGGCATGTCTGTGGAATAACCCGTCCGGGTTTGCCGCGGGATCATCGACCACATCAGCGGCCCGCAATCGGCCCAGCCGTGCGTGCGCGTAGTTGTTGCGGTTATCCTCATCGGGAGAAACAAACCGCCCGCCCTGCGTGTTCTCAAGCTGGTGCATTTCCATTGCAGGCAAGTCTGCATCGAACACAATCGACACGCCAAACGCGTCGGGTGCGTCGGTTGCCAACTGCCGGATATACGCGGCAAGGTCGCCGTCGGGGGTGCTGCTGGCCGACTCCTGAAAATGCAGATCGGCAACGACTTGCTCGCCCTCTGTGCGGAAGTTGTGATACTTGCCGAGGTACGTGCCAAGTCCGTCGCTGCTCTGCCCCGGATGGGTAAACCGTGCTTTCAGCCCGGCATTGGCCGCGTTGCCTGCGGCGGTTACATCGCTCAGAAAATCCGCATCAATCCACATGTCGTGGCCGGACGCCTCGCCGCGTGTGATCACGGATAGCCCGGTGATATACCCGTGACCGTACTTGCCGCCGTCCTCACTGATTGCGGCACCGCTGGTGCGGCTCACGTTGGCACGGAAATGCTTTAGCGGTATTTCTGGAATGCCGGTCATTGGCGGCCCCTTGTGTTTCGGTCTTGCGTATCGTCTGCCACCGTCTCAACCGGCTGCATGACATAGTTGAGAGGCACGCCTTTGGATTCTGCGTACTCTCTCGCGCGTGCGATCTGGTCGATGTTTTCCTCGTACTCGCCCCTGCCGGTCTCTTTGCAAATCCGGTACGGGTTATCGAGTCCGGCGTTAATTGCGGCGACGGCTCCGTTAATTTCTTTCGTTGGATCCCACCACGGCATACCCCTGTGGACCCATTCAAACGGCAAGTCTTCGAGAGTTGCGCCCGCTGGCAATTGCAACCGGCCTTGCAGGATCCAGCCGCGGTACAGCCAGACCGTAACCTTGCGCAGAAACTCGGCAACGTCGGCGCGTTTGCTGATGCATGATCGGTCATAGAGCAACCACGCGGCACGGCTGCCGAAGAAATTGGTGCGCGATGGGTCGTGAAAATTCATCGGCAGATCAAGCGAATGCAGGGCGATGCCCAACACTGCCTCGATGAACTGTTGCGTGTTGCTGCCGGGGTTGTCGGTTTTCAGGAACTGCGCGTTGTCACCGGCGTTTAAATCCAACTGCACCGGACCCTTACCGAAGTCCACTTTGTAGCCGGTTTCGTCGTCGCTGCCGTCCATGATTCGTGCGGGTGCGGCGTCGCCGTCACGAGTGAATACCAGCGCGAAAAGCTGCTCAACCTTCATTTTTGCTAGCGCATAGTCAATGCCTTCGTATACGTCACGGAATGAGTTGATCGCCGCCGCTAACGGCGATATGCCGCGGACCTGGTCAAACCGATCGTAGTACCCGTGTGCAATTACGTTGCGGGCTGCCACGTTGCGCGAAAATTCAAACGTTGACGACCCCGGCACGCGGTTGTGCAGCGCGTAGGATTGCCGTCTGCCGCCGTTGTTCAGCCGGATGCCATTGACCCACATTCCGCCGGTGTCGCTAACCTGCTCGCCCGTAGGCTGTCGCACGCGGTCTGCTTCAATTGCTTGCAGTTGGAGGCTGGAAAGTTTGAGAGCAAACACGTCACCATCGCGCGTGCGTGCCGCTTCAAACATCCGCAGCATTTTCGGGAAACTGTGCACCCCGGCGGCGTCGCAATTCTGCGGCCGTTGCCAGTCTCGCATCAGGCCTTCAATTTGCAGATCCAACGCCGGGTTGCCGGTGCGGGACTGGAAATCGAACATTGACACGTAATCGAGGTGCTTGCGGATTGCCCACGCCACCACGGCAAAATTACGGGCGAGGTCTCGCGTCGCGCCGATCATGCTGTGACGGTCGCGGTTCTTAAGTTGCTCGTCCTCGCTCTTCGTTAGCGGGCTTGCGGCTTTGCGTTTGCCGGTGTTACGGATGCCGTCGTAACCGGTGGTGAAATACCGCCCCAGCCTGCCGCCTAGCCGTTGCAGTGTTGTTGGCTCGCTCATGGCCCACCCCCGAGGTAAATCGAGGATGCAACCGGACGGCTTGACGGTCTGCCGATGCAACGGTCGATCTGTGCGACAATCTCACGGCGGGCGCGTCGCATGTCGGACGCGCTCACAAATGATGCGCTTTGCCCGTCCACGCTGTAACTCAGCATCCCGGATGCAAGGGCGGCGTCAATCGCCTCTAGTCGTGCCTGGAGTGTCGTGAGGTCTGCCATGCCGCAAATTGCAACACGGCGGCGGCGGGTGTTCTAGGGCAGATGTACGCACGGCGTACAATGCAGCGGGGTGCGCATGAAAAAACCCCGGAAGAATCTTCCGGGGCTTGGTTCACCGCCTGAACGTTACCGCCCAGCAGCGGTGCGGCTCAGACCACCACGGCAGGCTAGTCTGCCAGCCGAGTCGGCGTTTCGACGCAGCCCATTGCTTTGCCTCGCGTTCGGTGCAAAATGTCATGTCGTCAATCATTGCTTTGCCTTTCGTGGCTCAAGAAAACGCCCGCCGGAGCGGGCTGCGTGATGCTTTTGCGTTCTGCTCATGCCGCTTTCCATCCGTTGCGGTGCTTGACAACTTTTCCTTCGTTGTGCAGCTTTTTAATCACTGCTGCAAACTCGCTTCCGAATGCAAACGACAAAGCTGATGTTGGCTGCCATCCAAAAGTTCGCAGGGCATTCAGGATTTCGTTCTTCATCGTTTCGGCCTTTCGTGGCTGTTGTGTTTGTCGCTCGTCGTTGTGACTCGCGTGTACAGAGTATATCGTCATATTGTCGAACGGTCTACAACACTTTGGAAAGTTTTCGGCAAATTGTCGAAGAATGTCCGGGAGTGCAAAAACTCGCTAGATGGCGGGTTGTGGCGGGCAGATGGTGGGTTGTGGTGGGCAGATGGTGGGTTGTGGTGGGCAGATGGTGGGTTGTGGTGGGCAGATGGTGGGCGCATAAAAAAACCCCGGTTGTGGCCGGGGTTTGGTGGGTGGGCTGGCTAATCAGCCGCCAGCCTTTGCGGCGTCCTGTGTGGGATAAATGCGGACCCACTCGTAGCCGTCGCAGTCTGCGATATACGGAGCAATTTCGCGGGCAACGCGCTTTGTAGCCCACACGCTCGGGACGCCATCGCGGCCGATTGCGTGCGTGCCTGCCGCGTTGACCACGCCAAACGAACTGGCCTTGAAGCCACCAGCAACGGTAGCAGACATGTGGAAGAAAGAAGAAGACAGGTTGGCGGCTGTGTTTGACATTGTGCTGGCCTTTCGTGGCTGCGGGTTTGTCGCTCGCCTTTGTGGCTCGCATGTACAGAGTGTATCGTCAGATTGTCGATACGTCTACAGTATTCCAGAAGCAATTCGGCAAATTGTCGAAATTATTCCGGAATCAAATCGTAGGTCCGGGTGCGGTAGTGCTGGCCACAACTGCAAATACAGTGGCGCCACGTGACAAGGTTAAATTCTCGCCCCTGCACTGTGCCGCGCAATGCTCGCGGGGTTGTGTTGCCGATTTTGTCCGGGCGCGTGCTCCCGCACTTGGGGCAGCCTTCCGGGATCTGCACCACCTGCGGACAACGCTGGTATCGCTTGCTGTCCTGATCCGTGCTGGCCTGTTCGGTGTCCGGTGTTTCTGGTTGCACTGGCTGCACCTTGCGAGTGCGTCGCTTTGCTGTTTTCGTCGTCGTCATAGGTACGTTACCGCCTTCCGTTTTCGGGCTGCCTGCCGTGGTGCCGCTGCCGATGAGAATGATACTTTGCCCGCAATGGATGCGGCAACAACTGCGCCGCACAATGTGTCGAACCAGTGATTGTCGGGGCTGCCGGGAAGCTGCCGCCACTCATGCACGGTGCCATGCGGCCCGGTGACTTCGGTTGCGTATTCGCTGCTGCAAACGTGCTCGCAGAATCGCCGGTGATCGCCCTTGGGTAGCTCGACACTGCCAGCCCGGCCCGCGTCGGTTGCAATGCGCCGGTGTACGAACGTCTTTAGCGCGTTAGTGTCGTCGAAGACATTACGCGCCCCGCGTGTCGTTGCGTCGCGTTTGATTATCCACGGAATTGCCGCGTCTGTACTGCGTAGTTCGCCGCGTGATTTTGCCCGCTGCAGCATCGGGTTATCCGACGCCTTAACGCCCCGACCAAATAGGGGGAACACACGCCCGCTGTGCGTACTTGCGGTGATGCCGTCCCGCACGGCTTGTGTCTGATAGCCACCATCGACTAGCCCGCCGTCTGTCGGCAGTTGTACACCGTCCTGCCGCTCCCACTTGCGGCCCATTAGATCGGCAACCAGCGTCTGCACTGCGGCTTGGATTTGCCGCTCCTCGCTCATCCCACGGTGCGCCTGCTGGATGCTGCGTTTGATTGTGCGGTACTCAAAATTCGGCCGCCGCTGCTCCGGATAGGTGCCGTACACTGGATAGATTCTGAAGTCCGGTGTGACACCAACGGCGCACCAATACAGCAGGCGTTTTTGCACGTCCACGTGGAATGTGACCGTACACACGTCCGGCGGGAGTTTCTGCCAGCTTCCAACGCGGTCGCGGTTCATCTCGCCAGCGGTCAAGAAATCGGTGCCCTGATTGATTCGTA